GACAGTCAAAGGAAGAAAAACGGAAATTAGTCCCGGATCTCATACAAAACCATCGCATCCAGCCCAAAAAATAATGTGGTCAGATCGTTTCTTGCCTCTTTTGCGTCCTTCTGAATATTGCTGATATCTGTCTGGTAGATCTCAGCGATCTCTTTTGTTGTTTTCTTGGCGTCCTCCCTCTCCAGGTACATGTATTCGATCACGAACCATCGTCTGTGCATGACTTCCTGTGAAGAATTAAGACAGTTGCTTTTATACACCTCCAGCATCCGGTCAACATGCGCCATGATAAACTTCACAGCATTTACTCCCCTGAGCTGTCTGTGTAAAGTCTTGTCATCCTCGAACAATTTGAACTTCATAAGTACGTCCATGTTCACAAGTGTTTCATCGACTTCCTTTGCCTGTTCCAGAGTGACAACTGCCTGTTCTTCATAATCCTTCAACTTTGTGTAATTCTCCAGGAGTTTCTTAGTCCTGAAAAGAAGCCCTCTCCATTCCTGCTTTTTCTTCTGATTCTGCACGGTTATGTATTTAGACACGCCGTCCTCGACTGCTTTCTGGCAAAGTTCTTTCAATTCCTCCTCGCTTAGTCTTACTGTCTTTTGTTTTCCTGGTGTGTTTTTACCCATCTTACTACCTCCCTGGTGTCCGTTTCATTGACTTTTTTTGATCTTCATTTTATAATTTGATCAGCGAATATTTTTAGAAGATCCTCTGTCTGTCACATGGCACCAGGGGATTTTTATTTTATAAGTCTTTGGTGGCTGCGCTCACTCCATCAATCGGGCCTTCTTTTGGATCTGCCACACGTCTGATTGTAAAATCTTTCATTACCTCTATTTCCTCCTGAACGTCTGTGCGTATTCGCATGTTGCAAAATGTGATACATATCCGAATCCCTGGGCTTCCCTAGGATCGGTTATGATTGTTCCGGACGTTACTTCTCCGTTGGCGAGGACAATTCTGTCCTTACCGCCATCTCTCCGGAAGTTTACGAAGTTTGGGTTGACTGGCATGCTCTTCCCGGATTTCATCCTCACGAATATGATCCGTGCTCCGCACTTTCGACACTGTGAAAAATTGTCCGGTGCTTTCCCTCTTCTCATTCCGGCACACCCTCCTCTGGATCTTCATACTCATAATTTCCGTTGCCATCCGTGCTATCTGTAGCTTCCGTATCGCCTCCAGGAGCGTTTGTTTCCTCCTGGTCGGTAATTTCTTCATCCGCTGGCGTATCTGCCTGATTTTCAGCTCCCTCGGACTGATCCACTTCCTTAAATTCTGCATCAATTACTCCGTTATCCTCCGGAAGTACGTTTGATGGACCAGGAAGCATTGTACTTTCGTCCAGATCTGCTCCAGCTTTCAGGTTCTCTTCATAATCCGGATCAAAAAGACTCTGCTGTCCTCCCTCATTGATGTATTTCAGGACGTACCGTTTTAGATCTTCATCCCATACCAGGTTCATACCAGTATCTTTCTTTCCATCCATTGAATCCTTCACCGGAACTGCAATGGAAACCTTATGTTTGATTACGGGCTTGTTAATCTCGATAAGCCCACCATTCCCGTCTGGAACCCAGTCCTGGCTCATTTGCAGATCTACTTTCAGAGTGATGCTTCCTTCATCAGAGTTGTTCTTCTCCATGCTCTTAAAAACCCTCTGCATCAGCAAATCAAAATTCTCCCTGGCTGCGGCGAATACGTCACTCTCAATTCTCATTTCTTCGTAATTGTTCATTCTTTCTCTCCCTCCTGCCTATTTCGGCTCAATAGATCGTATGATTACCTCTACTCTTGGCGTCTCGGAGTAGAACTTCCGGCACTGGCAATCTACGATCTGTGTATCATCACGATATGCCACCTGATTCAGTGAATCCGCTATGATCTTAACTACATTATCCATGTCCGGCTTCTTTGTCGGTCTGATCTCATTTGCCAGCATGGATGCTTTTTTCTTTTTAGATGCAGACTTTGGTATGGAATAATACGCCATGATCCGCATATCCAGCATCGTGCCATCAGGGAACTTAAATTCCGGGTATGCAGTACTGTACTCTGTACGTACCAGTGTTTCATAATTCACGGTATCTTTCGGTGTGATCGCATGTCCCGTATTTCTGCAAAACCTTGGTCTGCCTTTTCCTTTCGGTTCTCCTCGTATCGTAAATCTTACTTCCATGTTTGCCTCCTACTTCGATGTATCGGCGTTGGTCGCAAGATCTTTTGCATGTACGAAATAATCCAGAGAACTTCCTTTCCCCTTCGGGCGTTTATTCTGTCCCACATCGTACCCGTTTTTCGCCAGGATCTTAATCACTGTCAGGCGATCCTCCATGTTATAGATCCTCAGCTCTGCATCCCACTCCGGATCTGGCTCTTTCTCCGGTTCTTCCTCCGGGATAATGCCAGCCATCAGATTATTAAAATCTACGTTGGCTACTGCCGCAATCTTATAAAGTGTTGATGCCAGGATATCTGTTCTATCATTTTCATAGCTCCAGATCTGGCTATCGCTCTTTCCGATCAGTTCTCCGAACTGCCTCTGAGACAGTCCCATTTCTTCCCTGATCCGCTTGATATTCTCTCCTAACTTTCCCATTCTCTACCTCACTGTAATAATTCTTTCATGTCATTGAATCGCTGTGCTGCTTCGATCTGCCGGAAGGATTTTCCCGGCATCTCAACCGGATAACATGTTTCAAAAATCCGGTCGTAAACTCTTCTGTAGCGGATATCTGTAGTCTGGAGCATTTCCGACAACTCCAGGTTCGTTGTCAGTATCATAGGCTTATCCGTTCGGATCCGGCTGTCAATAACGTTGTATACCTTTTCCAGGGCATAATCTGTATTTCGCTCGGCTCCCAGATCATCAATGATAAGCAATGTCGCACTGTTCAATATCTGTATGTAGCTCGCCTCATCTCCGGTTCCTATGTCCTGGAGAATCTTCACGAACGATGTCATAATCACTGTGGTATTCTGCTCCATCAGTGCGTTTGCAATACAAGCGGCGGTAAAACTCTTTCCAGTTCCGACCGGACCATAAAGCAATAATCCCTGGTTCTTTTCCTTCATTTCACGGAATTTCTTCACGTAATTCAGTGCCAGCTTGTATGCTTCCTGATTTTCTTCCCTGACCTTATATACAGAGAAGTTCGCATCCCGGAACTTACTTGCCATCATGGAAGCATCCTTCAAACGGTTGATAGCGTGCATCCGCTGTTCGTATTCGTCTTTCTTCTTTTTTTTCTCAATCTCGTCAGATCTGCACTTGCATATGCAAGGAACAATCTT